CCCCGTGCGGGGCGATGTTGCAAACATAGTGCCTGCGTCTCGGCGTAGCCGGCCTCCTTTGGTCTACCCCCGGCGTGGCCCGTGGGTTTGGGCCAAACCGACCAAAGGTCCACCACATGGTGTTTCTAGCGGGTCGTGCGCGGCGCTTACACCACAGTTGCCTGTGGGCACTTCCCGGTGGGTAACCAGCCCACCTTCGGCAGCCCCTACACTTCACGTACGGCCCACCCCCTCCACCATGTTTTGTGCCCTTTCAAGTTTATCGACTTTGCCGGTCGACCACTTAACGCGTGGCAACGGTTTGGCGTATCGCTTGCACGGCCAAACATCCCCCATTCGGTTTGCGGTTACCGTTCCTCTCCGCGCCGTCTGTTCACGCGGCCAGCAACTGCAGGGCAGCCGATGCTGCGTGCCCAAACGCAGCCCCGTTGTCCAGCAGCCAATGGCCGGTTTTGTCGAGCCACTGCATAGCCCTGATGAACCGGTCGCCATCCCCTTGATCCTTAGGCGGGTACTGTTGGATGGGAGTGCCGTTGCCCAGGGAGGCGTGCGCCTCCCACTCCATGACCACGACCACTCGGAAGCGGATGCTCGTGTTAAAGCCGAGGTTGGACACCTGCACGTACAGAGCTGACGCCAGCGCGTTATCCGCCCCCGCGGTGGAGAATGAGAGGTCGTTCTCGTTGGGCCGCCACTTGATCCCAACGGTGTCGCTGGGCAAGCGGGCCACATACGGCATTGACGACCTCAATTCCCCGGGGGTGGTGTTAGCATTGGCGGCGGCCAGCCGTGGTGCGTTTCCCATCGCCAGACATCCATGTCGCGTTTGCTCCGAGCCGTACCACGAGACCTGTACACATGCGGCAATGCACCTGGTCCTGCCAGCGGTGGCGAGCACCGCCGCTCCAGGAAAAGTGTAGCCACTCGTCCAAGTCAAGTTGGTGTTGTCCCCGATGCTGTTCGCGTTGTAGATGGTCATCTGGGATGGGACGACACAGAGGTTGATGCTTGTCTCATTAGCCCCCGTAGCAATAACGTAGTCCCCAACGAACCTTTGCGCAGAGGTGCCGAACCCATCTGCGACCATGCCCATTGTGTACGGCGCGTTGCACGGGTCGGCCAGCAGTCTGGCATACCGCCGGTCACCGGTGCTGAGCACACCGCGGGGCACACCAGGTCTGCGGTCGGGCTTCTTCGCTTGCACCGCCGTTTTGGCCTTGCCCTTCACGGGCACGAGCTTGCGTCCGGCCATCTTTTGCTTCCACTCAGTGAGGCTCACGAATACCAGTCGGCGACAGAGATAGTCTTCAAGAGGGTGATGCCAGCGTGGTGAGTGCTAGACATCACTGGGATGGCCCGTTCCGGAGGGCCCAGCCTGGAGTACGCGGCTTCCAAGCGTATCTGCTCGCTTGGAAGCAACCCAAACGCCCTGTGAAAGGACGCGCGGGCTGCCAGGGTTACACAGCCGTGGTTCCGCATACCACGCGCCATGTACTCGAACCCGGACTCCATGTTGCCGAAACCCTGTGCCTTCTTGCAGGGTGTGCCGATGCGCGTCATCGCAGCGTAGGCCGCTCCGTACACCGGCACAGCACCAGCCAAGCTTGACCCCGCCACACCAACTTGGTAGGCCCACCGCTTGTAGCTGCGGACTGGCCTTCCCATGTCGGGGGTCTTGTACGTGCAGTCCTTCGACAACCCCATGTCTGGGTGCCGGACCATCACGTAGCCAGTGCTGGTCAACACTGGCTGGCACTGGCAGAAGCTGACGCGCTCGAACACGTCAACCGGCTCTTCGATGGTGAGGGTGAAACCACGGTCGCGGAACCACCCGGCAAGCTTTGGGCTAAACTTGCGTAGGCTGGATCGCTCCATGAACACCATGCAATCGTCGCCGTTGTTGGCTAGACGGCACGGCACCCCCACCTCTCGAGCGTAAGACCACACCAGTGCACACATCAGGACGCAGTTTCCGAGAGCGGTGTTCATGTCACCGCTCATCCTGCAACCATCAGTGGTGTACTGGAATGTACCATCTGTGCCACAAAACCTTGCGTTGTTGCACAGCTGCATGTTCAGCAGGTCGTACAGCTCGGGCTCCCCGGGAAAGAGGGCTTTATAAAACCCGTGCTCATACTCGAGCGCGTCCCGGCTGACATGTTGGTCAAACCGGGAAGCGTCGAGACCCACTGCAACCGTGTCGTCGTAAGACGTCCACATGTTGTGCAGATGTGCAGCCACCTGGCTGGCGTTGTACCCCTTCATCACCGTCGGTCCACCCCAGACCTGTGCCACCGCCTCATACAAGGCAGGCTCGGCAGGCTTCAGGTATCTCCCGATGCACAGGTTGTACCGCGGCCCTCGCGGTTGGATGATGCGTGGGGCCGGGTCTGGCTTGTCACAGAGGTTGAGGGCCTCTGCTTTGATGAAGGCCTTGATGTGTGCGTCACGCGGGTTTAATGCCCTGCACTTGAGCGACCGCGCAGCCGCCTCGTAGCGCACTCGCTTTTGCCCGTGGTATGTCGCGATGAACTGTCGGACTGTCCAACGGGGAACTTGCTTGCACGCTGCGATGACGGCAGCCCTGAAATCCACGCACACGTCGAAGGCCCCCTGGACAGGTTTCGGGGTTGGTTCCAGGCCCTTGGGTCCAATGACCCCAAAGACCCGCTCCCTCACTGCCCGCAAGCCGTTTGCGACTGAGTTGTTGTGCACGCCCACACACCGGGACGGCCCGAACCTCTCTAGCCGCAACATCCGCCTAGTCTTACATGCCTTGGTCAGCTCCAGGCCACGGATTTTGCCGTCCACCCACGCAGCCGTGTTGGTGATGGCCGTGCAAAACCCTGGGACTATCCTAAGGCACCCCTAGGCAGGTTTGTTCTCCGGTAGGGGGTTACTGTAGCTGCCAGTGAACCACTCCCACCAGGTGCGCTGCATGGGTGTGTCCTGCGACACAGCAATGCAGTCGCGCATCTCCGGCGTGGCAAACGCGTGCTCCACCATTTGCTCATATTCGCTCTTGTAGAAGACCATGATCAGGGCAATCGGCATTATCCTGATCATGTCTTTCTCTCTACAATTGCGGTTTTTGAGCATACCGCGCAATTCATGTTGCACGGCTGCCACGTCGACCCGCCGGTCCGGGTGGCTGCACCGGAGCGCCCTGAACTCGGTGGCCAGAGCACGCGCCGCAAGAACATACGGCTTGTGCTCTGCTATCCATTCAGGCCCAAAGCGTCCCAGTGCAGGCAGTAGGTCTTCCGGTGCTTGCGAGGTCAAAGACTCCACTGCTTGCACCACCTCTGCCAATGCCTCCGCCCGACGGGCTCTCCGCCGCCGCAGCTTCCCCCGGCGCTGGTTGGTGTGCCACTTCGAAGTGGCGGCAACCAATACCGCATGGGAGGCCAGCAGGGCAGAAACCAACACAACCCCCTGCATCCACCCGAAGCCCCCGCCTTCCATGCTCGGCAAGCACACTGTTGAGCTCAAACCTGAGCCGCCAGTAATACCTGTAGAGCTGGCAGGCGGTCAGCCGGCCAAGTACTGATAAGGGATCGTCACCGTTGACCTCCAGACTGGTGGTTGATGGACGCCAGCGCAGAGCGCCGACGAACAAGCCAGTTAGAGTGACTGCACGCCTAAGCGTGGGCCGCCGATACGCAAATGCGCCTGCCGCCACGGGGGATTGCTCCCACGGATCTTCGTCACAGCAGGGTGGTGAGCCCTGGGTCGATGCG